TCAAGGATCGGTCCGGACGGATGTGGCGGATGACCACTTACACGGAGATGGTCGCAAGAACAACTATCCAAGAGGCGCACACACATGGAACCCTTAACCGCTTGAGTGAGCAAGGCCATGACTTAAACATAGTTAGCAGGCACAGAGGGGCCTGCCCGCTATGTACACCTTGGGAAGGGAAGATTCTTAGCATAAGTGGAAAGACCAAAGGTTATCCAACATTTGAGGAAGCCAAGGCATCCGGTTTAATGCACCCGAATTGCCGTCATACTGTATCACTTTACATCGACCTGGACAAAGAGATTGAGGAATTGAACGCTAAAGAAGGAGCCGTTAAAGATAAGCATATAGAAGTTCCGGCAATTACGCCTCAAGATTTTAATCAAGAAATCTATGACCGGATTAAAGCGGACAAGCATGCTGGCAACTTGATGGTACAGCCTGAGTATGAGGAGATTTTTTTGAAGAAAGGCTTTAGTCGAGAGGAAATAGAAACCGTCAAAAAAATATTGTCAGATTACGGGGGCGTAGCCGAACAGCAGAAGAAAGCAATGGAAACAATAGCAGCAGAAATTAAAAATGACAGCCGTATCGGGAAGTTACTTCGTGCAACATCTGATCTAGAAGAGGCAGCCGTTGAAGTATGGCAGAGCGGTTTGGAAAATCGGATACAGAAAATTTTAAAGGCCGCAAAAGAGGATTGGGATTTGTTTGGGCAGGCTGAGGGGTTTAGTAAAGATTATTCTGATTTTAGCGAAGTAGAAACGGCCATTCGGATGAGGTTAGAAAAAGAAGCAAGTTTAGTTGTTTATCGGAAAGGAGATTTAGGCAGACCTATTGAATCATGGACAGCAGATCCACTGGGCGCAGATATAGGAGCAGGGCTTAGGTTAACTCCCGATCATGCTATGACTTTGAGTGAAATGCACGAAAGGGGGTATAGCATACTTGGCGGACCCTGCAGAATGATGGGCTCGCCTGGGGAAATGGAAATTACATTCATCAACTTTGATAAGTGCATGGGGAGATAAAATGTTTACTTTAGGATAGGTTAATAAGCGCCTTCGGGCGTTTTTCTTCTGCCCTTCTTTAGTATTGTCAGGGCATAAAGAGACAAGAACCCGAAACAGGCACAGACCTGTATAAAAATGTATGGAGGTTTTGAAAAATGGACTGGTTGAAAGAACTGTTGAAGAAAGCCGGAATCCCGGAAGATAAGTTGGATAGCACGATTACCGACATCAACAAGGAGCTGCCGAAACACTTCATACCGAAGGACAAGTACAACGAAACGGCAGAGGCAAAGAAGAAGCTGGAGGCTGACCTCCAGGCGAGGGATACGCAGCTTGAAGAGTTAAAGAAAGCTGCAGGAACCAGCGAGGAACTTAAGAAGCAGATCGATACCCTGCAGGCTGACAACAAAAAAGCCTCCGAGGAATGGCAGGCGAAGCTCGCACAGATGCAACTTGACTTTGCACTTGAAAGAGCGCTGACAACTGCCAAGGCCAAGAACGCCAAAGCCGTGAAGGCCCTGCTTGACTTGGAAAAGGTGAAGCTGGACGGCGAGCAGTTGCTGGGTCTGGATGACCAACTCAAAGAGCTTCAGAAAAGCGACGCATATCTTTTCGGCGAGCCCGGCAGGGTAGGCGGCGGCACAAACCCGCCAGGTGGGACAGAACCAAAGACGATTGACCAGCAGATAGAAGATGCCGTAAAGGCAGGGAATACCGGGCTGGCGATCAGACTTAAAAACGAAAAATACTTTTTTAAGAAGGAGTGACTTTTAAATGCCAGGAACAATTTGGAGTTTACCTAATTTTGCAGGAGAATTATTTACTGCAGATGCAATCAATACGCCGTTTTTGTCCATGATCGGGGGACTGACCGGCGGTGGAAAAACTACGGAGAACTTTGAATTCCCGACATCAAGTGAATACGCATTCCCGGCTGCAGCGCAACCGAACATTACCGAAACTGCATCCCTTACAGCGCCGGTTATTGGGATGCCCAACGTTCCCCCGCAGCAGAACGAAAACTTTGTGCGGACTCAGGTGACTAACGTCACACAGATATTCCAGGAGTCGATTCTTCTGTCTTATGTGAAGCTCTCGAACATGGGCAGAATGTCCGGGCTGAACACGGCGGGGCAAGTGAATAACGTTGCAGATGAGCTTGCATGGCAACAGGAGCAGAAGCTGAAGAAGATAGCCCGGGACGTGGAATTTTCGTTTATCCAGGGCGTTTACAACCTGGCGGCCAACCAGAACCAGGCTAACCGGACCAGGGGCATGGTGGCGGCATGTGCTTTGGCGGGCGGAACGGTTCAGAACGGGCAAGGGGATCAGTTGTCGCTGCCACTTATGCAGGCGTTATTTCTCTCAATGTTCAATGCTGGTGCGTCGTTTAGCAATCTCGTCCTTTACGTCGGCGGGGCGTTGAAGCAAAGGATATCCGCTCTGTATGGATTTGCCCCGACAGACAGGAACGTCGGCGGCGTGAACATCGAGCAGATTGAAACCGACTTCGGGCCTATCGGCATTGTCCTGAGCAGATTTGCTCCGGCAAATACCGTGCTGGCCATTGAGGTTTCCGTCTGTGCTCCCGTGTTCCAACCTGTGCCGGGCAAGGGTGTGCTATTCTATGAGCCGCTATCTAAGACCGGTGCATCGGAAAGCGGGCAGATATTCGGACAAATCGGGCTGGATCACGGCCCGGCGTTCATGCACGGCGTATTAACTAACGTCACTGCTTAAAGCAGAGGGGAGCGACAAACTCCCCTTTCTTTTCTAAATCTAAAAGGAGTTGATTAGATTGGATAATATATTGGCAATGCAGGGCATACAGCCGGAACTGCGCCGGGCGTTTGGCAAACTTGGAAGCCTGGCCATCCCCTTCGGTACGCCTGTCAATGCTGCTGCCGCTCAGGTCGTTTTGGCAGCCGCAGACCTGGCCATCATGGCCGTTGACGACACCGTCACTTTTGCGGGCGTGGAATTAACTAAGGCGGCCGCTCCTGGTGACGCAGCGTGGGATGACGCTGCCGCGTTGGCTGCTTTACTCAACGCCCTTGCGGATTGGAACGCGGCGGAAAATGCAGGAGCCGTGACCATTACGGCGGCCACCCGGGGAGCCGCGGCTAACGGCAACGTGGCAACCCTCACGATCCTAGAGGACACGACCGCAGGTGGTAATGGGGCTGGGACTGAGGCCACCGCCACGATCGCAGCAGCTACCATTACCCAGTTGGCTATAGGCGACACCGTCGAGTTTGGCGGAGAAGTATTCACCATGGCGGCAGATGATAGCGTACAAGACAACGAATTTAAAAACCAGACAGGATTAATCGCCTGTATTGATGCAATGGCTGACTGGAAAGCGGTAAACGATGATGGCGCAATAGACATTGAGGCGGCAACAGACAGCACGGATTTTAACGGCGTTGAAATCATAGTGACCTTGAAGCGTGTTACAGCCGGTGGCGTTGACGGCACGCCGGGCTTCCAGGGTGCCGTATGCTGTGACGCAGGGTTTATTTATATTTGCACCGCGACTGACACTACCATCCTTAATAACAACTGGGAACGGGTCGCCATTGCTGGCGGATTTTAAGGCGGTGATAAAATGAGCGAAATGCGACAAACGCAGATACTTGAAGAGGAACTTGTCCAGGGCTACACGGCAGCACTTATCACGGCAGCAGGGGCAGAAGTCAAAGCAGTTAAGGCCTCTCCAGGCAAGGTAGCACGGATAAGGGTGGTGACAAATGGAATAACCGTCACCCCCAAAGACGGCAACGCTTCCGCCTGGGGCGCGCTGACCGATGCGGCAGAACTGGATCTTGGGGGCACGCCGATGCAGTTTGATACCGATATCAGACTGGACTTCAGCGGGGCCGGGAGTGCTTGGATTCTGTACAAGTGAGGTGGTGCAAATGAAATTCTACAGCGATATAGCGGCAACCCTTGGCATCTGGGACGGGAGCAAGATGCTCACGTTTGAGGGCGGCATTTACGAGACGAACGATCCGAGAGAAATTGAACTGCTTAAAAATGCCGGATACAGGCATGACGAAGCAACA